AGGACCCTAACTTTTTAATTAGGACCCTAACCACTCTCACGTTTTTAATTAACCTAACCACCGACCCGACTGACGTCGGGGCGTGCCGTGAGAGTGGTAATGGCGCCGTGGAGCATCCGAAGGTTGGCGACTGATAAAGGCGACATTCACTCGATCGTGCTAGCGACCAGGAGGAAGGAGCACGAGACTCAACACTTATAACGTCCCTAACTAAAACCTATAATTCTAACCTTTAATAGGTAGGAACCTAACCTATATGAAGAAGTCGAGACTAGCGTCAGTAACACTCAAGGTTCGCGCCTGAGAACCTAATGTTACTTACTGACGCCACTTCTCACTTCTCACATACACATGATGCATAAAAATGACACACAGACTTTCCTTTAAAAACCTCAAGTTGGAATGTCTGGTATGGAATGGCAACAAGAAGACAAGGAATCTACTGGCTACTCACCATACCCGAAGAGGACTACCAGCCTAGCCTTCCAGACGGCTGCCGATATGTTAAGGGCCAACTCGAAGAAGGTGAAGGTGGATATCGACATTACCAAGTGCTCTGCTGCCTCGCCAAGAAAGGAACCACCGTGTCTGTTAGAACAATGTTTGGGGGACGAGCATTTTGTGAGCTCTCCCGAAGTGCAGCCGCCAACGAGTACGTGTGGAAGGAGGACACCAGAGTCGGGGAGCCCTTTGAGTTTGGTCAGCTCCCCATTAAACGAAATGAGCCCAAAGACTGGGAACGGATTTGGGCTATGGCCGCCGAAGGAAGAATACTTGATGTTCCCGCAGACATCCGTGTACAACATTACAGGACACTTCGGACTATTGCAGCAGACTTTGCATGCCCTACAGGTATGGAACGATCTTGCGTTGTCTACTGTGGTAAGACTGGAACGGGTAAGTCCAGAAGAGCTTGGGCAGAAGCCGGTATGGATTCTTATCCTAAAGATCCACGCACCAAGTTCTGGGATGGTTATCGCTCTCAAAAGCACGTTGTTATTGATGAATTTCGTGGAGCTATCGACATATCCCACATACTCCGATGGCTTGATCGCTACCCAGTACTTGTGGAGATCAAAGGATCTGCCACCTGCTTGGTAGCTGAAAAGATATGGATAACTAGTAATTTACATCCTCGTGATTGGTTTAAAGATATCGATAGTGAAACTATTGATGCACTGTTAAGAAGATTAAAAATTACAGTTTTTCATGGATTTTAATAAAATGCGTTAGCTGTTTTTATTAAAATTGATGATGAAAAACTTACCCAAATGAAAGGAAACAAAAGAAGAAAGATTGCACGTAATAGATTCCTTGCGCGAGGCTCGCGGTCACAAGGAATGGGAGTTTTAGTAAGAAAGAAGCCTAGTACCCCAAAACGAAGTGTTTGGGGTACTGTGAAGCCTTATGTAGGAGCAGCTTCTGGAGCTGCGCTTGGTTACATGGCTGGAAATGTTCCAGGCATGGTGGTAGGTGGACAATTTGGATATAAAATGGGATCTCGCAAGAGTGTTAAATCAACGAAAGGTGGATATCGTATTGTATCAAAGGGCCGTAAACGTGGCAGGTTTAATCGTAAACTTGCCAACGTTAAAACTGAAACTAAAGCCTTGACTCATGGTTATCATTGTACCTCGGAAATACATGCCAATGTAACTGATCCGCATGCCGTATATGTTGCTCATAGTGCCTCTCATTATGGGTTGATGATACGTACATTTATGGGAGCTATGTTTCGAAAATTGTTTTTGAAAGCTGGGTTGCCTGTCCCAAACAGAGATGAAGAGTTGCCTTTCTTTTCTCAGTTTAATTCTGATGGTTTTAAACTTGTTTATACGTTTCAGAATCCTGTTACGGGTGCTGCTTCTACCCTTGAATACACAACGACTGATAATCAAACGTTTACAGCAGTTATTGATTCCTGGCCAGCTCTATATAACCATTTTGATCAGATTTTGACTGGTGCAATTGGATCTGAACCCCAAATTATTTCCGTGTACAGTAGTGATCGCAATGGTTTAGACACAAATTGGCGACTTGCTTCGCAATTAAACCTAAGAAATGAAATTATTAATTGGAGAATTGTTAGTGATTTGAAAGTACAGAATAGGACTTCTGGTGCTGCTGCTACTGGGGAGGATATTGGAGATGCTGATCGTGTTGATCAGCAGCCACTACGAGGATTATTGTACAATTTTAAAGGTGGTGAACCACGTTTAAAACATACTACCAATAATATTTTGAATGACGACGAAAAACTTAGTCGAATTAGATTTTATGGTGAAAATCATATTCCTGCAGCTTTGTTGCCTCAACCTTATCAAGAATGCCCAATGCCTAAATTATGGACAAATTGTACGGGAGCTTCTAAAGTTGTATTGCAACCGGGTGATATTAAGAATACAAAGATATCATACTCATTCAGAGGAAAAGTGCCAACGTTACTTAAAAAATTGAAACTCACTTTTACAGAAAGTAATTTCGTAAAAGGTGTGCCTGGTGTATGTCAAATTTTGGCACTTGAGGAGTACATGCGTACTCCAAGTGCGAACAACATATTGATTGGTTTAGAACGAGAGATAAAAATTGGTTGTTGGTTGGATACTGGTAAAACAGTCGATGTTTTTACCAGTGATTATAGCGAAGCGTCCCCAGGAAATGGATAAATTTAATAAAAATGCGTTAGCTGTTTTTTATTAAATGAAAGAAATGGATAGATTTAATAAAAATGCGTTAGCTGTTTTTTATTAAATGAAAGGGTTTCTTTGTTCGTTGCATTCATTTTCAAGCCAAACTTTGAGGAATTCTTTAGTTAAATTTCTAGGCTTGTAGGTTTGCAAATGGTCCAATCCTTCGATCTTGAAACCAAATTTGGAGCATGGAGAATCATCAACAATACGAGAGGAGGGCATTTTTTGATGATTTACATGGGGGGACTAACCTCTTATATACTGAGGACCCTAACTTTTTAATTAGGACCCTAACCACACGTTTTTAATCAGGACCCTAACTTTTTAATTAGGACCCTAACTTTTTAATTAGGACCCTAACCACTCTCACGTTTTTAATTAACCTAACCACCGACCCGACTGACGTCGGGGCGTGCCGTGAGAGTGGTAATGGCGCCGTGGAGCATCCGAA